GCTGCTTCTAGTTTAAAACCATTTATGATCTCTTTCATAAAGGCTGCATCAACTTCACCATCTGTAAAGCTACGAGGTACATTTGTAATAATATTAGTCATAAATAAAAGGTAGGGGGCTTTCGCCCCCATACCGAGAATTTAATTAGTTAAGATCGCAGATCTCAAACTTTAGTTTGATCTCTCCAGCAGTTAACTCGTTTAATGAATAAGGAGCATCATTGTCAGTATCAGGACTGAACAAGATGTCGATAGTATCACCAGTTGTGTATACTTTACCGTTTTCATTGTCAAGTAATGCGCCAGTGTTTGCTACATATGTTATTTCAGTAGCATCTGTGTGAATATCTGCTGCTGTTAAGTATCCATCTGCATCATCACCGTCACCAACTGTGATAGTCAAGTCATCACCAGAACCGCTATCATCGAAAGCAGTAACTAGATGAGCTGAACATTTAGTAACAAGTGATCCAGCAGGGATCGCATATGTGAATGTTTTGGTTGCACGATCAGCAAGAGTTCCAGCATTAGCTTCTGAGAAGTCTTCAAATGTGATTGTCAACGTATCGGTAAACCCTTGTGGATTTTCATTAATTGTTAATTTAGCCATAGTATTTTACCTCCTAGTTATTAAGTAACGTCTTGGATTAATCCGTGTGCACCAGGGTGGTACATTAGGGATGTAAGAGCACAATCAACAAATCCACGCTCACCGCCACCTAAGTTAGGTAGACGAGTTGAACCCATAGGTATTAACTCAGCGATACCAAAGTACTCTGGGTTAATGATGAATCCTGAACTGTCAGTAGTGTTACCACCGAAGTTAGGTGTACAATCAGGGTTAGCGTTTACGATTGAGATAACACCGTGATCTGATTGATAAAGCTCAACAGATAACTTGATTGAAGAAGAGCCTCCATCATAGTTAACGTCACGGATTGAAGTACCATCAGCACTTTGTAAACGAGCGAAGTCACTAATAACACGGCGTAAACCAGTGTCAGCAACTAATGTAAGATTATTAGTAGCACCAGTTACTTTGTAGATGCTTGTAATAATGTCATTAAGAGCTGATTCTGTGAATGCGTTTGCATTAGCTTCTGTAGTTGTATAAATGCTGTCAGCTGATGTACGGAACTCTGCAGGAACATCAGATGGGCCAGCTGAATCAAGCCAATCGCCTAATCCACGAAGTCCGTAAGATGTGCCAGCACCGTTTTCAACAGAGCGGTCATTTGTAGAAAGTAATGTTGCTTCTACGTCACGTTTTAATTCACGGATTGCTTTAGCTTCTGCTTGAGCTACTTTAGCAGGGCCGACAGAATCGACTGCTTCTTGTAGATCGGAAACCATATAGTCACGACGGAATTTTTGTACGTAGTTACCAAGGCGTGCACGACCTGAGAACTTGTCAGTAAAAGCTGTTACGTCAGCTCCTTCTGCAACTCCTGAAGTACTTGGTGCAGCCAAACTATCAACTGTCCACTCAACAAATGTGCTTGATGCTTTTTTCTTGTTGGCGGATGAAAGGACAGGTGTTTCCTCTGGAGCAAGAATAGTTAGGACATCTAACAAGTCCTCTCTGTTGGAAATAGCCGATCCTGTTCCCAAATTAGCCGCTGGGGCGTTTGGGTCGAATGTATCTGAGAATGCCATTATATTTTTATTATTTTATTGTTATCGGTTTTGCATTTGTAATTTTCTCATTTCAGCGAAATCACGAGCACTTCCCGTTTTCTGGAATCTATTTTGGAGATCTGCAAGAGCTTTCTTTGTCTTGTTAGTTGGTTTTTCAGATTTAGCTGATGACGTATTGCCTGTTTTTGTAGGAGTCAGAGATGCTGACTTTTTTGTTGTAGTTGTTTTTTTAGGCGTATCCGTCGCTATCGGTTTGCGACCATAAATACTATTTGCTGCGTGAGCAAACATATATTCAAGCCGACCAGATATTTCAGGTAATTCTTGATCAACAATTGTTTTTAAACGATTATAATTGGGATCCCTTAGCGTAGCAAAGAACTGTTGACGAATTTCATTATCGTCTCCTTGCAACCATTCAAGTTCTTGTCGAGCCTGCGCGTCAAAGGTTTTTTGTATTTCTTTACCTTGTTCACGTGACTGAACCTTTCTTAATTGATCGGGGATATAATCTTTTTTTGCTTTCCTAGCATTAAGTAAGGCTTTACGAATTTCTTTTTTAGTAAGTTCCTTACCGTCAACTTCGGTCACAACATCGTCTGCTGAGTAATCGTCACTTTCAAATAAGACTGTTTCTGCCCATTCAATTGTAGAATCAATTTCTTCTGATTTAGTTTCAATCTTATCCATTGAATCCAAATCGCTAAAAGGATTATCTTTAATTTCTTTAGCAGGTTTTTCTTGATTGTTTTGTAACATTGACTCAAGTTGAGCTACGCGTTCCTCAGCAGCTTTACGAGCAGCAGTCATTTCGCCAAATCTAGCGACTGCACGACTACCCATTTTTTTGCCAAGTTCTTTTAACTCGTCTTCTGACAAATTGTTAATATCCAACTGTGAAAGAACATTTTCTTCGGATTGTGCTTCTTCAACTTCTATTGCTTCAACTTCTGTTTCTTCTGCACTCTCTTCAGAGCTCTCTGTAGGTTCCTCGACCTCGGCTGTAACAGCTTCGGACTGGGCTCCTAGTCTCCTTTGAGTAAATTCCTCAAGGGATGTATTTTGTATTTCCGTTGTATTTTGATCTGCTTCAACGTTTGCAGTTGTGTTTTCTTCTGACATAAGATGATTTGACTATTCCACTCCTTAACGCCGAGCGATAGCGATGTTTGTATTATATCACAGTGGTCGTTAATTCAAAGAGTTAAGATGTCTTCGCTTTAACTGTTCCCAATCTGTCATACGTAAAATTTGATCGTATGTAATAATTCTACCAGCAACTTGTTGTAGTTGCTCGTAATTTGCATTATGCATTTCTTCTATAGTCTCTTCACGCAATGCGTGTATTACTTGTACAAACCTAGCAAACGTTTCGTGATTGCTTAGTGCTTTTATATCATCTTCTAAATTATTCTGAGTCATTTTCTACCCCTGCTAGATTGAATTGATGATTACCAATCATAAATGTATCTACATCTTGAGATGCGTCGTATTCTGCATCTTTAGTTCTAAATCCAGTAGCTTCTAGTATTCTTGGATCAAGCTCATAAGTATCAACCATAAATTGTGCAGTTTCATCATTGCCTGCAAATATAATCATATTTTTTGCTAATTCTAAATCTTCTTCAGTAACAGGGGATTTTTGTTGAATAAATTCTCTAGTATCATCATCAACAACTGAGTATTGATTTTTTGCAGATAGTATATCCATAAATGTTGGTTTATCATTTGTACTACCTGGCATAAATGTTGATGGTAAAACTTCTCCATCATTAATCATACGATGACGATTAAGTATAGAACGCGCTACAGCAAACATACCCTTTTCTTTTTCGCCACGAGCTTCAAGAGCAACTGCCATAGCTAACTTCTCTAAATCTTCAGCCTTAGCTTGCTCCATCGCTGCTTGTAAGTTTTTACGAGCAACGTACTGTTCTGGACTCATATTGTCTGCTTCTTCTTCCATATTATTCTTGTGGCATTTCTTGGGTTTGCATTTCTCCCATTTGGGCTGGAGCTGTTCCAAGTCTACCAATTTGGGCATTTTGTTGTTGTTGCATTTGGAAAGTATATTGTCCTTGGTACTTCTGTATTCTTTCGGCAAACATTTCGTCTGTTTGCAAGCGCTGAGCAATATCAGGCTGAGAAGTATACTGCTCAATAACCTGCATAGCGATTTCGCCTCCAGTAGGTCGAGCTGGCATTTCAATTCCCGCAAATATCTTAGCAAGGTCATCAGTAACATCTTTCATTACGTCCTCTTGACCATCTTGTGCTGGTTGCAAGATACCATCAGAAAGGACAGGATCAATACTAGCAGCAGCTATTTCTAATAAATTGTCAAGATTAATACGACCTGTTTGGTCAAACTGAGTAAGTGCTTTGAATGCTTCAATCTTCTGTTCCTGTACTTCTGGGTCATTGTTCAATACATCGTAATTAACAATTACATCAAAGTTTTCTGTAGGATCACCTTTGGTCATTTGCATTGAATCAGGTACACCTGTTACTCTAAAGAATGTACTATCAGGGCCAAAACGTTGGTAGCACTTGTATGCCATATTTAAAACCTCTGATACGTGTCTCAAGAACTTATTAGTCAAGAACTGTAAACGAGCTGAACTCATTTGAGAACCTTCATCAAGTCCTACGAGCTTATCTGCAATTCGTTCCATTGTTTGCTCAATCTCCATTGAGCCTGAGTTGTATGCTGGTGTAGGAGCGAAGTCCAAATCACCTTTACGACGATAT